CACCGCCACTGATTATTAGTTCCACTTTTGTTATTGCTCCACTTGGTACCGCTACATCTCGGTTGAAACTTGCATCGTCCACATAAGGATATGCAGACCTCATAATCGAGCCGGTCAATTCCATTGTTGCAGTGCCAGTGTTTCGTGTTGCTTTTAGTTTAATATCCTTCGATGTTTGGTTTATTAAGTTGGCGAACATTCCAATGTGTTCAGACGCTCCACCGCTTGTCGTTAATCGAATGTCAATGTTACGGTTGCCCGTTACGGATGTCACGCCATTGATTATGATTTTTAGATCATCATAGCTATCCACATCCCAGATAAAACCATCAGGTGTATCGGATAAATCTTCCACGTCTACTGTCGCTAGTTGTTCCCAAGATGAATCGGTTAGTTCTAGCCACATATAAGTGAACGGTGTTGAGCCTTGTGTATAGTTCCAATTTTTACACATCCACACTCTACCGGTACCTGCATTCACCCACACAAAGCCTGTATCGTATAATAAATTTTGTGATGTATTTGGTGGGTTGTTGTTGCCAATATAATATTCATCAAATAAAGGCTTAACGGTAAAGTATGGAGTAGAGGCTTCTGAAAAGACCTCTGTTACGTAATACAAGAAATCTTTACTGCCAGATGGTGTGGTGTAGTGAACTTTATAAAAGTCGCCTTCCTTTATTCCTACATAGGTTTCACCTATCTCGACATTGTAATTGCTGGCACCTAACGAACTACCACTCCACATAACTGGTATATCAGTCAGTTTTGCTTCTGCTTCTTCGCTCGCAATAAAACGTTGAACCTCACCAGTAGAAAAGCAAATGTATAATGCCTTGCCACTATCGGTGTTTGGGTCCCCGCTTAATACAACTGCTGCTTCGCCTGGTAGAAGAGCATTTATATTTAGATCATTGTATGCGCCTCTTCTTAATTGAATAGCCATTTATTTTTCACCACCTCTATTGTTGCTTAATATAGTCGGACCACTTATATCAGTATTAATGTTTTCTATGAAAGAAAACCTTGTTGGTCCTACACCTCCTGATAGTGCTATCACATCACCAAGAGCAAATTTCAAATTATTTGGAATGGTCGCTTCAAACCTTACGCTCGGAAAATTGATTTCATCATAAATGTCACTAAATATTGAAGGGTATTGAGACTCTGTCGTTGCATTTCTAAAGATAATCATTTTTAGAATTGCATTGCCGGTTAAGTCTAATGCACCACTGCTAGTGCCATACACAACTTCTTTGTCTTCCATTTTCCACTCGTTGTTATCCAACTTCCAACAAGGAACAATTCCCTTTATACCAGTTGGCCTGTAATAATCTGAGTTAATTTGATATGCAGACAATACATTGTCGTCAAGTACTTTGTAATCGACTGTGAAACTTCCGCCATCTTTTGTATCTACGTTGCCATCCAAATCATCGCCAGTACTGTATGGGGTAAGTAAAATATAATCAGTCCAAATGCTAGTGCTACTTTCTAAAGTAATCGAGTCGTATTCACTAACATCAATCAGTTCGTGATGTATGTATTTTTCTGTTATATCTCTACCCTGAGGTAATTCCGCAGCATCCATATAAACTTCTGTCAAAGCTGTGTGTTCGCCGTAAAATACAATGTACTTATAATCACTTACATCTATTTCTTCTGACACGTCATTCTTAGGTATATGAAAATCTTCTACCCTTGTTGGTTCTAATGAAACCTCATCATACGTTCCGCCATATACATAGGAACTCACTTCGCTACTCAATACTGTTTTAGGGAAGTGTTTGATGTTTAAGAATGGAACCGAATCGCCTTTATCCAAATAGCAAAAGCCACCTAGTATCTGACATAGTCGAGTAAACATTTCGCCATTAGTCGAAATCGAATCTAGTGCAGATGATAAGTAATCGTTCCAGTCAAAGTGATAACTTGGCAAAGGAACATTGTCATTCGCAAAACCGCTCAACCCACTCCAATAAGTTATACCGCTATGACCTACTGCATTACCAAAAACTATTCCAATGGATGTGAATGGGTCTAGGTCGCTTTTTGCTCCAAGATAATACCAAGATAATCTACTTTCGCCCATATTCATCACAACTGTTTCTAGGCTTACATAATCATCAGAAGTTGTGGCTCCGATAATAAGTAAGTTATAAAAGTCTGAGTTGTATGTATGCTCTTCATAGATGTCGCTAGTAGTAATATCAATTTTTAGTTTCTTACCCTTAAACACATAATCATCGAAACGATGTGTAGAATTATTAAGTTCTATGGTTAAAGTATCCTGGCTAAAACTTTCGTATATGTCTTCGCTCGAGCCTCTATTAAAAATAAAGTTTTCGTTGCCGACATACTGGGTCACGTCTAGTTCGTCGGTACCATCAACTATAACTGCCTTTGATACCTTATTAGCTCCCAATAAACCTGCATACCAATCATCCCAATAACTCATAGTGGGTTTACTCCTGTAATATTAAATGATATTTCTTCGATCTTTTCTTGATTTTCTTTGAGTGTTTTAATGTTTAGAGAACTTGTGCCTACATAAAACCAGTCTGTTCGCCATTCGCCGTGATACACTGAAAAGTAGTGCATTTGGAACTTATGTCCTTTCCCAACAAAGCTCAACAAAGTCTTTGTTTCGGCTTTAGTTAGACCACTAGCCTTGTAAGAATACTGCTCAACTGTAAAGAGTGGCTTAACATAGTTAACACCACTCTTTACTCTTCCACTGTCCGATGAATATGTAGTCTCTAGTGAGAACTGCATACTTTCGTCTGGCTGCTTAATTGTAGTCCAGGGGTCAGTCTTCTTTTTTCTAAACTTGATTCTGTCTTGTGCCATATCTTATAACGCAAAGGCATTCTTGCCTGTTGCCCTCTTTCTCATTTTGCCTTCTTTGATTATTTCATCAAACAAGTTTTTGCGGTTAATCTGTGCCACAAACTCGTAGATGTTTTGCTCACCATTGCCAGTGTTTTCAAGCTGATGTTTCAATTCATCTGCGAACACTTGACGCATTAGTCGTTCAGGTGTCTCAATGTTTGTACCGACCTTCTGATCACCGAGTCTTGCCAAGTACTCACTTCTAGGTGGAATGACCGCACCTTTAGCGTGTCCTGGTAGCCACTTGGTTGGTATCTGTGGTACTGGCACCAAGTCCTTCTTGATCCATTTGAACGGATGCCACTTAATGATCTTAATGTTTCTGATCTTATTAAGTGCGTTTCTTAATGCTTGGAATGGTACCTTGATAACCTTGTTGATACCACCGATAATCTTACCGGCGATATTACCGAATGTATTGGCGATACCTTCTTTGATACCATCAAATATCTTTCCGCCTTTAGAGAACACTCCCTTTACAGCTTCCCAAGCCTTACCAAATGTATTCTTGAAGAAACCGGCAACATTACTGAACACTCCAGTGATAGTATTCCAAACCGTTGTAAATACTTTCTTTGCTCCAGCAAAAGCTGCCTTAACCCTAGCAAACGCTTGGCTAAATTTTTCTTTGAACCAACTAACTACTGGTCCAAATACTTTTTTGATGGCTCCCCAAATGACAGTAAAGAATGCCTTTAACACACTAAACACCGCCTTGATTCTTGCCACTGCATCGCCAAAGGCTTTCTTGAAGAATGAAACTACCGGTCCAAACACTGCTTTAATTCCATTCCAAATGGCCATAAACCACGGTTTAACAGCTCCCCAGATAGCCTTGATAATTTTCCACGCTGTGCCGAAAACCATCTTAAAAAAGCCAATTACTGGTGTGAAGATAGCCTTTAGAACAGACCACACCGCACCAAACACCGTCTTAAAGAACGAAATTACTGGGTCAAGTACCGTCTTTATAGCATTCCAAATGCCACTGAAGAAATTGACTACTTTATCCCATGTACCTTTGCCGAATATTCCATCTACTATTCCGCCAACAAGCGAACCTAGCATACCGAATATCTTTCCGAAGATACCTTTAATGAGTCCCCAAATGAAGCCGAAGATATTACCTCCTCCTGACTTCCACAAACTCTTGAAGTACTCAACAAGCTTGTCCCACAAGCCTTTTAGAATACCGAATATCAAGCGAACAGCGCTACCCAAAGCATTGCCCAAGAGATTAACTACCTTCTTTGCTATGCCGAAATAGTCAATGCTTGTAACAAAGTCGACTATGGCCTGTCCTATCTGGCCCCAGTCTACTTCTTGTAAGAACGCGATACCCTCATCACAAATGTTCTTAATTGAGTTACCAAGAGTTATGGCAATACCTTTCCAGTCGGTTTTTGATATGAAATTATTGATTGCCGATGATAGACCTTTGGCAGTTGAACCTACCTCGTATCCATCCCAGAAACCATCTATTGTATTTTTGATACCGTTAAGACCAAGAGCTATCGATGTACCTATCTTGCCCCACTCAATATTCTTAACTATTGATGTAAACGATGTTCCCAAGAATGTTCCAAACTTCTTAAAGTCAAACGTTGATAAGAACCCATATACAAAGTTAAGAGCTGTGTTGAATGCTTGGGCAATAGTGTTACCTATTGATTCAGCCAAAGACAGATTAGCAAACACACCGTTAAAGAAATCGGCTAGGTTTGCACCAATCTTTAATGCTCCTGCTTTTATCTTGCCCCACGGTATACTTCTTAATGCGCCATCCAACTTGTCAGCTATAAGACTTCCGACACCTTTCCAATCACCTTTTGCGATTAGTTTCTTGATCGTGTCTGCAAAGTTCTTAATAGACTTTGGTATCTCAACTTCTGCCATCTTAATCTTAGGACCGCCGGCACCACCTGCGCCACCCACTCCACCAGTCTTTGGTGTGGCAGTAGTTGGTGTTTTTGTATCAGGTTTCTGTGCTTCTTTGACTTTATCTTCCCAGATAGCCATTTCATCAAGACCGCTTAGGTACTTATCGTTTTCTTTCTTGGCTTTCTTGGTAGCTTTAGCCTTGTCCTTAGTAGCCTTAGTAGCTTTCTTTGTAGCAGCAGTATTCTTGTTGGTTGCGCTTGTATTCTTAGATGTAGAAGCAGTCAAGCTAGTAGAATTAGTAGTCGCTTGCTTGTACGTACTCTTGCCTGTAAGTGCAGCGAAAAACTTACCAACTGTGTTAATAGCTGTTGTGAGCCATCCAATCAATATCTGCAAGTAAGGTACTATCGTATTGATTATTGGTGCAAATGCGTTACCGAATGCCAATTTCAAGTTGCTTAGTGATACTTGCAAATTGTTAATGCTTGACTGGGTCTCTGCATCTGCGCTCGCAAATGCTTTTATTCCCTCTGACATAGCGCCACGAAGTCTGTTCACTAACTTGAACAATGATCTAATACCAAACGCATATTTGAGAACCGTCATTAGTCCGGTCTTAAGTCCACCAGATGATGAACTACCACTACGACCAAACGTAATTAAACTCTTTGCGCCTTGAAGTGCTTTGCCTGCAACACTCTTTAAGCCACTACCAAGTTTGCTTAAGCCGGCCTTTGCAATTTGTGCGCTCTTCGCACCTAAGGTTCTAACAGCATTACCGAACATTCCCATTTTGGATGAGTTAACTGCTGCGGTCTTGCCTGCAGAACTTATGCGTGCAGCAATGCCACTGACTGAGTTCTGTATTGATTCACCACTCAAACTCAACTTGCTTTCGGCTGCGCTCAACTCTTGCTGAAGTTGGCTAGTGTCTACTGGCTTATATGCCTTGCCCTCGCTTAGTAGTTGGTTTTGCTCTTTCTCAGCTTCTGCTATTGTTTCTTTTAGTTGTTCTATTTCGCTTTGACGCGACTGGAACACTCTAGCAGATGTACTACCACCACCAGTCAAGAATCGGTCTTGCTGATCTATCAAGGTATTGATACGTGACTTCGCATTATCTATCTGCGCCTGTATTTCTTTCCACTCACTCGTTGCCACTTTTTGATTTGACAATTCTGCAATCTTAGCTTTAAGTTCGTCAACCTTGCGCTTCTGTTCTGCATACGCATTATTCTGTTTTGCAAATGCAGTGACAGACTTGTTGATGGAATTACGAGTCTTCTCGCCAAGACCATCTACCGAGTTAGCAACCGCTCTTACTGCTGCTTCCAACTCTTTAGACCCAGCCTTAAAGCCTTCACTATTTATCTTAGTATTGAGAACTATCTCGCCATCATACTGTGCCATAGTTGTTTTCCTCTTAACCTAATTTTGCGTTAATTCTATCTATGTTTGCCTGTTCTTCTTCTGAACGTTTTCTCTTTAGGTCTACTAGCCCTTTGTTTTCCTTGTAGAATTCCTTTTCGTAGTCCTCTAGTTTTTTGCGCTTTTGTTTCTTTCTTCGAATAGAAATTACTTCACTGAATAAACTTTCCCCTATCTCACTGTACGCACCAATGAATGTCCACCAGTGAAGATACTCTTTGGTTCTTACTTCATCACCTAAAACTTTATTGACTGCGGGTATGATAATATTTGCGTCCTGGTCCCAGTCCATTATCGGTCTGTCTGTCTTTGTAAATTTATCTTCCCCTACATCAATAAAGAGTTTTAGTTGTTCGGCTGCTTCTTCCAATACTTCGTATGGCATCTTGTCATAGTCTATATAAAAGATTGTTAAAGCTACCGCCCACTTTTCATCGTCTTCTAGATTTGGATCACCAAAGGCTTTGAGGATGTCTAGTATTACTCTAAAGTCAGAACGTATGGCATACTCTACCCCACCCACTTCGAGCGAGGTAGGTAATTCCCATACATTCATTAGTTGTGATATTTAGGTGCGTATTTATCAGTGTACTTCTTAATCTTCTTCATCTTCTTGGCAACTCGCTTATTTGTAATCTTTTCGAGTACTGGTTCGAGGCCTTTCATGACGTTTTCAAAATAGAAGTCACCGTCACTGATAATAGTTAATGGACTACACTTAGAGAAAAGAACTTCAGAGACTGGATAGTTAAGCAAGTAGTCAAATTGACTTTGTACCATATCCGATAGTTCGATTAGTTCTTCGTCTGTAGGCTCTTTGCCTTCCTCAAACTCGATAGCATTGAACTTATCGGCTACCTTTCCATATCTCTTGAGGATGTCCATATCCGCTGGGTTAATCTTGATATGACCCAATGCGTCACCGTCTTTGTCTCTCACTAGCACGTTTACCGTACCGGTATCGACTTTAATGTCGTAAGACTCCTCGTTGTTTACTTTCTTTCCTTCAGGTTTGTTTACAACCTTTTTGTTTGCGTTAGCCATTATCTTTTTCCTCCTAATAATTAGAGGCTAACCCCAAATGGGGCTAGCCTTGATTTGTGTTCACATCTAATGTGATAGCATCTTCTTCACTATTATCCGTTGGTGCTGGGCGGTGTGAAAGTCTTTGTAGACATATCCCAAGTGCCTTCCACTCTTCCCCCCTCGTAATAAACTGTGAATGGTATCTGAATACCTGATGTATCACCACCTACTGATGTAGGTACGATAGTAACATTCTCACGATATGCTTTATCAACAGTACCATCTTCTTTCAACCAAACATCAACCATAGTAGTCTTACAAGCTGAGCCTGTCTTTCTGTTCATAGCGATGTCACGTAGAACTGTAGATAGTGCTGTGTTGTCTGTACCTTCATCTACTGTGTAGTATAGAGGTTCAACTTCACTAGATACTTCATATCCGTTATGCTGTACTGAATTTTCGCCAAGAATGTTCTTCTTCTGCTCAACGTCTGGGTTAAGGTCCTGGTTTAACTCTTCCAAGTCTTTACCCAAACGTACGTAATTTTTAGTAGTTCCATTCATACTGGCATCAATAAAATGTGCTAAATATTTACGTTCCATAACTGTATCCTTTCTTAATTATTTACTTTGTATGTTGCGTAGAGCTGAACTTGATATTCAACTCCATCGTTAATATTTCCAGTAGGTACTGAATAAAGCATTGCGTTTGCACAAGACACACCAGTAAGAACACCGGTCTTGATGTCTTGCTCGCTGATCTTTGCTTCTATCTCGTATCCGTCAGCCTCTGTTATTCTTTCGAGATAATAAGATAACTCCAACAAGAAACCGCTATTTAGCAGTCTGTCGTAGTCGGTAAAGGCTTGGTTGTGTGCATACAAGATAAAGTTGTGCGAGCGGACTTCGTTACCTAGAATGTCCTTACTAACAACAGTGTCACCAACCGAGTACAAGCCGAACTCTTCGCCGGCTTTGTTGCTAGTAAAGTCGTGGTGAATTTTGTTCGTGAACTCTGAAATGTTGGGCGCACTGTTAAGTATCTCGCCCATCTTTTCGATTATGTTCTTTGCGTTTGTTTCACTCATCGTGTTACCTTTCCTAGTTCTTTGGTCGCACCGTTGATTATGTCTTGCTTATGATCTGCAATCATTCGGTCAAACCAAAAAGCACCCCTTTTCGGAGCGCCTCTGTATTTAAGATTTTGTGCTGTTACAACCTTTGTACCGTGTCTTGGTGCCCAAGTGCTACCGGTGTTAGGGTCTACCATCACCTTACCGTAGTACTGGAATCGAGCATGCGGTTCGATGTATCTGACCTCGCCTGAACCTATAACAGTTCCCCTAGTAGCTGAGCCAACCAAACCGCCGCTTAAAAAAGGTGTATATGGGGCGTTTAGTTTTATAACCTCATTGTCCACCCACTTTTGAACTGGTCCGCCTACAGCCAGTGCTTTCACGTGTTTAGATAAATCAATATTTACCTTAATGTCCATTACTTACACCCATTAGTTCGTAGTGCTGCATTCGTGGACTACCGTACAAGCAAGGCTCAACGTTAGAGATAGTGTATACTTTGTGGTTTTGTTTAAGAGTTCTCATACTTTCCGAGAAAGCTCTCTCACTGCTGCCATCTAGTTCGGCATCAGTCTTTTCCAAGATAAGAAGGTCATCGTTTTCAAACGGTATCTCTTCTGTGGTTGGTACCGCCACGTACAAGTCGTACGCTTCTGTGGTACCGTCCTTTGCTGTGGTCTGACCTCTGCCCTCTTCGATGTATGCAGGATAGCTTTTGACTGTGTAGTCTCTCAAATTAAAGTGTGTTATATGTCCGTTGCAAAACATAACTAACACCCCCTATAAAGCAGCCCTGTTCCACTTAACCATTTGTACACTATCTGTTTTGCCTTTTGTTCGCGTGTAGTCTCTAACGAACCAGTGCTCTCGTAATTGACCGAGTAGTTTTTAATCTTCTCACTAGAGATACCGTTACTGTTAGCAACAAGCTCGTCTGTGTGATACTCACTCTCAATCAATTCGCAGCAGCAGTTCTTGACACACTCAGGTATCTCATCAACATCCTTAAGTTGATTTGATGTATGCAAATCTACAATGCTTTGTGCCTTCATCAAATATTTAGGGAAGACAGAAGCAGTGACCTTAATCTCTTCCCCATGACAATATTCATTTGTGTAGTAATCATAGTCGATATAGTTCACTGCCAATTACCTCCGTAATATTATGAATTAGCTGGACAAGTAACAGCCTCTGTAACTGCGCTTGATGCAACAGTGATAGTACCAGTAGCTGTCTTGTATCCTTCAGCAGATGCTTTGTACTTGTATGTACCAGGACGTAGGAAGAATTCTGCCTTACCTGAGTCATTAGTAAGCAACTTAGCACCTTCAACGTCTACTCTAGCGCCTTCGATAGCTGCAGGAGTTGAAGCGTTGTCTTTAACTGTGAATGTAGCCTTATACTCTGTATAAGCAGTAGCAGGCTCCAAGTATGCGAATGGACAACCAGTTCTGTCTTCGTTCATACGTGTTGCTGGGTTAGGTAGAGCCCAACCAAGTCTCATTACAACTCTAAGAGCGATCATATCCTGCTGTGCTAGGTTGTACACGATCTCACCGGTTGATGGGTCCTGAATAACTCCCTCAGTAAGAATCTTAGTTGTAATATCCTGTCTGATAGAATATACAGCCTGTGTGAAGTCACCGGCTACCATCTGTGCGATTGATTTGTCGAATGAACCATTCTGTGGGAAGTACATTGGAGCACCGTCAAGAGCATAAGGTGTAGTACCCTGCATTGTCTGTGCAAAGATAGGATGTCCATCATTACCCTTTAGTCCTCTCAATTTAGCCTTCATTGATGTAGATGCAACAACACCGTTTACACCGTATCCTGCATCTTCAACACCGGCAAATACACCGTCTTCACCTAGAATTAGGCTGTAGTAATCTGGTGTCTGTCCAATAGAAACGTTGTTACCTGCTTGACGTGCTAGTGTAACAATATCGCTTGGCCATTCTGCAGGCTTATTCACACCAAAGATAATAGCCTGGTCAACCTTCTGACCCATAGCTTCCATAACTCTTGGTACAATCTCACCTACAATGTCAAAACTTGCATCATCAACTACTGCCTCTGGGATAGGTACGATAACAGCTAGTTCTGCTGCTACTAAGAATACGTTTTCCCAAGCCTGTGCTGATGTCTGCTTCATACCAGTGTCACCATTTACCCAATAAGCTGTTGGTAGCATATCGAGTACTGGTACTCTAGTCTGTTTAGATGTCATATTAGGCATCTTTCTAGCTAAACCCATGAACGTAGACTCTTTAGGAAGGTCCTGTTCAATGTTGTCTACTATTTGATCTCTAATTAAAGCTTCCGCTTTTTCACGATTAGTCATAACCTTTTAATCTCCTCTCAATTATTCGCTTTTAAGCAAATCTCGAATAGCTTGATTTGCTTGGTCTTTCTTGTCATCGTGTGTATCATTGCCACTACCAGGAGTCGATGACACTGCTCTAGGTGGTGGAGTTGTGTCGTCTGCTTCGAAGAGATATGCGTTCTCTTCTTTCACGGACTTGAGAGCTTCCTCGATGTCTTTGTCTTGGTTCTTGCTCTCTTTCAATTTGTCCACATCCAAGAATGGAGCAACGGCCTTTACGTCTCTTGCGCCTAGTGACTTAGCCTTGCTCGCTAGTAAGTCGTTGAAGTCTCTATTTGCGATTTCTTTCTCGTACTCTTTCTTGTTGGTATCAACAGTGGTCTCAAGGTCTTTAATCTTGCCTTGTAGTTCATCCACGTTTACACCATCAAACTTAGCGAGTTCTTCTTTGACATCGCTCAACTGTCCGGACAAGTTCTCGTTGTCCTTCTTTAGTTTGTTGACCTCTTTACCGTGTTCCTCAAAAACGTAGTCAATCTGTTCTTGAGTTAGTCCCTGTGCTTTCAAATCTTCTGTTTTCATAATGCTTATTCCTTTCTTAAGTTGTTTAAGGTGTTTAACTACCCACCAAAGAATATTTTGTTTTTAGGTGTTTTCTCACCAAAAAAGACACCCACAAGGGATGTCTTAATAAACGAATGGCAAGGAATCGAACCTTACCTACAACCATTATTCGTCGAAACACATCAAAAGATTATGGTTGGGCTTTCTCTCTTAGAGCCTCGTCAAAGTGGCATTACCACTAATTCGCTTACCCACAATGAACGTCCGTGTTCCATTAGTTCCACAGTTCTAAGTTATTTCTTAGGAGTATGGGCTCCTTTGCCAATACCACCGAGTGTGTCGTTGTACACTCTAGCCATATCGGTGTCGAGTCCCATCTTCTTTGAGAAATCTTTGTACTTTCGTGATAGCTCGTAGTATTTAGATCGTGCGCCAATTACTTCGTCGCTATCGTCTGGAAGACCACCCTTTTTATAAAGGTCTATCTCTTCCCTTTTAGCCCTCATTGCTCTTTCAAATGCACGTTGCTTTTGAGTGGCTTCGTACTTGGTATACTCCTTACCGTTGTACTTCTTGGTGATGTTTTCTTCTGCATTCATCTTGTCTAGTTCTTCATCGGTGTAGTTTCTCACTGACACACCAGGCACAAATGCGTAGAATGTATGTCTACAGTTGGCACCACAAAGACCGGCTACATCACCATATTCGGTCTCTTTAATAAATGACTTGTAATGCACACCATCAACATCTATCTCTGCGTTAGGGTCTTTCTTGTTCCAATAGAACACCCTACCTTGCCACGGTTGGTGGGTAGGTCTAGCTGTGGAGTGATAGGAAGTCTCAACGAACTCAGTGTCGAGCTTATCCATATTGTCCTCACTTATCTTGGCGGTCACTTGGTTAATACCAGTCATAAGTGCTCGCCTTACAGCTACGTCTATCTTGTTGCTAACACCTGATGTATAGTCGACTGATACGACATTACCTTTGGTCATTTCCTTGACTGTCTCACGCACAAGTGAGTTATAGTCATAAGTGCCATTCAGTTTCATCATACTTGCCTTATCTAATTTAGAATGCAAGTAGTCTTTGACTGACAATACCTGGTTGGCACCATTGACCTTTGTAGCAAACCCCATTGTTTGAGTTATGTTCTTAAAGGTTCCTAGTGTCTGTTTTTTCACACCACTTATCATTTGTTGGAGTGGCTCGTTCTTCTCGAATGGGATAAAGTCTTTCCCAGACTGTAGGTAGATGGCTTCGTCTCTCGCGTAGCCTTCAGCAATTAGATCATCAAACA